ACACTCCAAAAAACGACTTGCCAGAACGTTTCGCGTCAGCCCGGAAGTGGTCAGTCGCCTGAGTCCGAACAAAAATGACAACAACGTTTATGACAGAACATTCCTTGCTGGCAACTACCTGAAAATCGGCTGGCCGTCAGTCAATATCATGTCCTCATCAGATTATAAATGCGTGGCGCTGACGGATTATGACCGTTTTCCGGAAGATATTGATGGCGAGGGGGATGCCTTCTCTCTTGCCTCAAAACGTACCACCACATTTATGTCCAGTGGTATGACGCTGGTGGAGAGTTCCCCCGGCAGGGATGTGAAGGATGTGAAATGGCGACGGACTTCACCGCATGAGGCTCCACCAACCACGGGGATACTGTCGCTCTATAACCGTGGCGATCGCCGTCGCTGGTACTGGCCCTGTCCACACTGTGGTGAGTATTTTCAGCCCTGCGGCGATGTGGTTGCTGGTTTCCGTGATATTGCCGATCCCGTGCTGGCAAGTGAGGCGGCTTATATTCAGTGTCCTTCCTGTTCAGGACGGATTATGCCTGAACAAAAACGTGAGCTGAACGGACGTGGGGTCTGGTTGCGGGATGGTGAATCCATCAATGCGGATGGCAGTCGTTATGGTGATCCCCGACGCTCACGTATTGCGTCATTCTGGATGGAGGGTCCGGCAGCTGCTTACCAGACACTCTCGCAACTCGTTTACAAACTGCTTACTGCAGAACAGGAATACGAGACAACCGGAAGTGAAGAAACACTCAAGACGGTTATCAATACCGACTGGGGATTACCTTATCTTCCCCGTGCCAGCATGGAGCAACGAAAAAGTGAACTGCTTGAGCAGCGGGCAGAGCCAGTTCCTTCCCGCAGTGTGCCGGATGGCGTTAATTTCCTTGTGGCGACAGTGGATGTGCAGGCGGGACGTCATCGCCGTTTTGTGGTTCAGGTAACGGGCTATGGCAGCCGTGGCGAACGCTGGATTATTGATCGTTACAACATCACGCAGTCATTGCGCGGTGACAGCGACGGGGAGAGCCAGCGAATTGATCCGGCCAGCTATCCGGAAGACTGGGATGTCCTGCTGACGGATGTTTTTCATAAAAGCTGGCCGCTGGCCTCCGATCCTTCTCAACAAATGCGACTGATGGCAATGGCGGTGGACTCCGGCGGTGAAGACGGGGTCACTGATAATGCCTATAAATTCTGGCGTCGTTGCCGTCGTGATGGCCTTGGTAAACGTATTTACCTGTTTAAGGGCGACAGCATCCGGCGCGCAAAACTGATCACCCGTACATTCCCTGATAACACCGGACGAACGGGCCGACGGGCGCAGGCCGCAGGTGATGTGCCGCTCTGGCTTCTTCAGACGGATGCCCTGAAAGACCGGGTGAATAACGCGTTATGGCGTGACTCGCCAGGTCCCGGCTATGTGCATTTCCCTGACTGGCTGGGGAGCTGGTTTTACGACGAACTGACGTATGAAGAGCGGAGTAGTGACGGGAAATGGAGTAAGCCGGGTCGCGGTGCCAACGAAGCTTTTGACCTAATGGTGTATGCCGAGGCTCTGGTCATTCTGCATGGATACGAAAAGATCCGCTGGCCGGATGCACCGGAGTGGGCGAGCCGGGAAACCTGGCTGGAGTGTGTCCCGGACAGTACCGAACCGTCACCCTCACCGGAACCGGTATCCACGCCTGTTAAAAAACAAAAACGGAAGAAAACAGTAACTGACGATGTTAACCCCTGGCTGACTTCCGGAGGATGGTTATGAACCAGAATGATATCGAAGCCATGATTCAGCGTTATACGGAAGCTGAAATGGCGGTGCTGGACGGAAAATCCGTCACCTTTAATGGTCAGCAGATGACCATGGAAAACTTATCTGAGATCCGGCAGGGACGGCAGGAGTGGGAGCGCCGCCTTGCGGCTCTGATTACACGACGACGGGGGCATCCCGGGTACCGGCTGGCGAGGTTCTGATGGCAATTCTTGATGATGTGATTGGCGTTTTTTCACCAGGATGGAAAGCGGCAAGGCTGCGTTCCCGTGCGGTGATCCAGGCTTATGAGGCCGTAAAACAAAGCCCGGCGGGAAAACCGAACTGCCGACCAGTTAAGCCAGTACGGGGCCGTGTCGTTACGTGAGCAGGCCCGTTACCTTGATAACAACCACGATCTGGTTATTGGTGTATTTGACAAGCTGGAAGAACGGGTGGTGGGAAAAAACGGGATTATTGTCGAGCCACATCCGGTATTACGCAATGGGGCCATTGCCCGTGATCTGGCAGCGGAGATACGCACCCGATGGAGTGAATGGTCTGTCAGTCCGGAAGTCACCGGGCAGTTTACCCGTCCGATGCTGGAACGTCTGATGCTGCGTACCTGGC